CCAAGTTGTGGCCTGCGTGTCAATCCACCATTTGCCGTTTAAAGGATTCGCTCCCGGAGCATCTACTTCTGCTGCAAGTTCGTCTAGATTCACATCAGCACGAACAATAAATGCAGCATTGCTGACTCCTAGCAGACTGTATGCTGCTAGAAGACCATATTCGTTGCGTTCCGAGCCATGGATAGGAGTTGAACTCGCTGTCTGCTCAAAGAACGGTATACCAAACAGATCTACAAGATCTCGTTGGCTGGTAATTTTAAATGCTTTGCCAGCATTGGCTTTGGTTGTTGCTGAAGCTGTGTTAGTACCAGCTCCGTTGGTTTTGTCTTGGCCGGAAGCTACAACGATAAGAGGAACTGTACCAGGTTCTGCTGGTGTATAAAAACTCTCGTCAATTACTGTAACTTGTACGCCTGGTGATGTTAGTGCCATATCGCCTATTCTCCTGAAATAGTTGCTCATAATATTTAGCACACTATTCCAAAAACAGCCTGTTAGTGTAGAAACAAAAAGGGGCGAAAAAGGGTAAATACCTCATGCGACCATTCTGCAAGGCCTGCGCACAGAGACCGCGAGCCATTAACTATCACAAAAATAATCGTGCCTACTACAGAACACTGTGTGAAATCTGTTTAGCACATGGTGCAGGTGCGCATGTGCCACGTTGGCAACGAGCAGGTTACCGACCTAAGACTCAGTGTGAGAAATGTGGATATCGATCTCAACACACTGAAGTGTTTCGTGTGTTCCACGTAGATGAAAATCTCAATAATTGCAGGCCCAACAACCTGAAAACTGTGTGCTTGAATTGCGCTGTTATCCTAGGCAAAGAGGGAATCACTTGGAGACAAGGAGACCTCGTGGCTGATTATTAGTGCAGCTTGTTTATACAAGTTGTCAATGGTGTGATTGTTATCTAAGATAGCATCGAAGTCTGTGCCTACCCATGCTGTTTCTGAAGCATGAATTTTACGCATCTTTAATTCTTGAACTGCATAGTTGTGACCTGCATTTGCATCAAGGGCTACTTGGTACCAATCGGGTAGATTCCCGCGCTGTACCCAAATAATCTTGCCGCCCACATTGCGAATACTAGCAATTTCATTAGGAAAACGGCAATCTGAAATCACCACATGATCCTGTGAATTACGCAGTTTGTTTTCTAAACTGGCAATCCAGATATCATCATGGAATGATTTTCTGCAGACTTCTGTGCCCCAATACTGTAAGACCCATCGTGGAGTCAGTGTAGGCATGTCTAGGCGTTTGGCCCACCAAGGATCTACTTGTTCTCGCCACTCACGAGCCTGTGCAGTGCGTCCTTCAAGCATAGTTCGATCCCATCCAAACACATTTGCTACTGCATCTTTGAGTGTCGAAGCAAAGCTTTCTCTGCGAAATTCGTGAAAGTTAACCAGATAGTCTGCTACAGTGTCTTTGCCTGAGCCTATAAAACCGCATACACCTATGATCATAATGTTCTCCAATTAAGAACAGTATAACATGTGTGGGATTATGTTGTCAACCGGTTATCCAAGTATAACCTGAGCCTCCGGGCACCAATTTCATGAGATCGTCAGTAAGCTTTTCCATCTCAGTTTGGGCTTCAGTGATCAGTGCGGTACCGTTGAGTTGTGTGCCGCCTTGTGGTCCTGCGATCTGGCCAAACTTACTGCGAGCTTGCCCTAGCATCATCTTGCAGTTGGCCAGTGTATAGTCTTTGATCCATTGTCCAGAATACACATCATCAATGATCACAAAGTCGGGTCGGCTGTTGTAGACTTGCAGCATCACTGATTCTTCACCGCGAGGACGTTGGTGTATGATCAATTTGTGCGATTGTGGATGCCATGTGAAGTTAATAAATGAGCCAAACATCTTGCCTACTAGTTCTTGATATTGTGCAAACAATTCATAGGTTAGCAGTCCGCCCATGTTTGTGCTGCTTAACAAATATGTGTTGGCATATGCCAAGTTAAATGGTTCAAATACAGTGCCACCCGTTCCGTTGCCAGTTCTCGATCCCACTGATCTACGGAATATCTCTCTGACCTGCTGTATCTCTTTTGGCAAGATATACTCGTTTGTGCTTTCAGTTAGGGTCAAAAACACGTAAGATTCTTCAACAGCGTTGTCGCTGCGCTGACGGAAAACTGCTAGAGAACGATTAAGTGCTGTTTCATAGTGGATGGGATCTAGTTCTACATCTACCATGCCGTTGCCTAGCATGGCTTTGCAGAAGTCGTAAACGGAATTTTTGGCTTGATCTGATGTGCTCATGCTAGTATTTATTACAGCGGTAAATATATGACTATGCCGAGACTCTCTCTTTACAGGCCCGAAAAGGGCAATGACTATAGATTTATAGACCGCAATGCTTGGGAAATGTTTCAAGTTGGCGGCACAGACGTGCTGGTACACAGATACATAGGCACCGGTGCCGCAATACAGGGCGATACCCCCAGCACTCCCGGCTACGCCACTGATAACGTAGCAAACATACAGGATCTACTGTTTTTAGAAAATCGAGATCGCAAGTATGATCCCGACATTTATGTGATGCGCGGAGTCTACAATATATCCGATATAGATTTCAACCTCAGCCAGTTTGGACTATTTCTACAGAATGACACGATTTTTATCACGTTCCATATCACGGATACTGTGGAAAAACTAGGTAGAAAAATCATAGCTGGTGATGTCATAGAGCTGCCACACCTCAAAGATGAATATGCCCTCAATGATCTAACATTTGCCCTGAAACGTTTCTTTGTGATAGAAGAAGTTACCAGAGCTGCAGAGGGATTTTCTGCCACATGGTACCCACATCTATATCGTGCCAAGTGCAAGCCGCTAGTCGACAGCCAAGAATTTAAACAGATTTTAGACGGTATTGCCGACAGTGATTCTTATCAAGGTAGTTATAATTCCGACATCACATACTATCCAGGCGATGTGGTCCTAGCAGCCGACGGTAAGAAATATCAGGTCCTTCAAGAAGTCACTGGAGTAGCTCCTCCTAACGCCACTTATTTTGCATTGGCAGATACCCTACGAGATGTTGTTTCCACCTACGAAAAAGAAATGCAGATCACTGCTGCGGTGCTGAATCAAGCAGAAGCAGATGCTCCACGCAGCGGTTATGACACCAGCAAGTATTATACCTTGCAGAGAACTGACGACGGAACAGCCGAATTGGCCAGCGTCGATGCTACACAGGTCACTGTAGATGCACAAACACAGGCCACCGACGAAACAGGTAATCTAATATATGACACAGAGGGTAATCCTATATATGTGGGACAGACTGCTAGCAGTGTGATATTACCAGCGGACGGAGATGGCTATGAAGGTTATCTCACCAAAGACGGTGTTCCTCCTAACGGTGCTCCGTTTACCGCAGGTATTTCATTCCCTAACAATCCTGTTAATGGACAGTTCGCACTACGCACAGATTATTTGCCTAACAGACTGTTTAGATTTGACGGAGCAAGATGGCGTAAGTTCGAAGACAACGTGCGCATGACCATGAGCAATCTTGGCGCCAGCGATGTGGCCGCAGGCACATTTGCAGGCAAAGATGTGAGACAAACACAAAAAGCCACGTTCATTAATAACCCCACAGTGAGCACAATTGATGGACACACAGTCAAACAAAAACAGGGCCTTAGCAAGGCTCTTAGACCCGAGGCAGACCTATAATGGATTTTCATTACGACGGACAGATAAGGCGCTACGTCACACAGTTTATGCGTGTGTTTATTGGATTCAAATACCAAGCCGGTGATGGCGAACAAAGACAGATCCCTGTGATGTACGGTGACTTAACTAGACAAGTGGCCAGTATTATCAAAGACAACTCAGAAAACAAAATGCCTACTGTCCCAAGGATAGCCTGCTATATCACAGGAATTGAAATGGACACAGACAGGCTCAGCGATCCCACATTTGTATCTAAAATACATATCCGAGAACGCAGATTCACAGATGCCAGCGGCACCAGAGAATACACAGGCGCACAGGGAGGCAGCTACACTGTAGAGAGATTGTTGCCCACTCCTTTTAAGTTAAAGATGAAAGCTGATATTTGGACATCAAATACGGATCAGAAATTGCAATTGTTGGAACAGATACTGGTGCTGTTTAATCCCAGCTTGGAACTACAGACCACTGACAACTACATAGATTGGACCAGCCTCAGCGCCATGTACTTGACCAGCACAGTTTTTTCTAGTAGAACTATACCTCAAGGTGCAGAATCAGATATAGACATTTGTAGTTTAGAATTTGAAATGCCTGTGTACATATCGCCGCCAGCCAAAGTGAAAAAACTAGGTATTGTACAGAGTATTGTGGCCAACGTGTTTACGGAAGAAGGAGCTGTGGCAAATCTAGAAAATTTAATCTATGATAACGCAGTAAGTATTAGAAAAGTCATTAAACCCTATGGAAGATATAGAGTGTTGTTATTCAAATCAAATACTGGTAATCTCAATGATAATCAATATGATCTCACTTTGGTGAGTCCGTCAGAGGCAGTAATAGCACTAGGACTCAGCGAAAAGGAAATAAAAAATGGTGAAGAGATTGATTGGAATATTATACTGAATGTGCAAGGTGGATATATACCCGGCAGTGAAGTATATTTTAAGAAAGCCAGCGGCTATGAAATTGTTGGCACCTTTGTAATCAATCCATTGGATCAAAGCATACTGACCGTGACTTTAGATGCAGACACATATCCTGCTAACGATGACATTGCCAGTACCATTCCCGGCGTTGCTGATAGGGGCACGGTGGATGCAATTATAGATCCGTATAAGTATAATCCTCTAGAAGTATACGGATCGCATGCACAGATACCACTAGGGTTGAGATTCCTAATGTTAGATGATGTCAACAACAGCGAGAACCGTGGCGGTTATATCAATCTACCTTCCAACCCAGCTGATAGCACTAACGTTCCGTATCGCGGTCCGCAGGCATGGAGAGATCCCAGCAATAATGACAGCTCATGGGAAAATCAAGACGGCACAGATCCTGTGATCACTGCAAACTCGATTGTGGAATGGACTGGATTAACATGGTCTACAATTTGGGATCCTGCTGACAACACCCCAGAAGCGGCCGATATACTGGGTGAAACTTTTGTTCCTACATATATCCAAAACATTCGCACTGGCGTCAAGTATAAGTGGGACGGTGAACAATGGCTTAAAGCCTTTGAAGGCGAGTATAGACCAGAAGAGTGGAACTTTAAGATCGTTGGTTGATAAGTAACTGCATGCAACAGCGTGCCGGATTGTTATTCTTAGCTAAAACCACAAATCGAATTCTATTAATCTTAGATGCTGAGCGATGGACTGTCCCTACGTTTCAGCGCAATAACAGCCTGTTAGAAGATGCTGACATGTTGTTAACTCAATATGCACAGGGACGAATAGTGCCTATAGAACTGTATCTGTCTGAAGATCGTGGATTTGAATACGGCACATATGTCTGCGTGGTTAATCAAGAGTTCTTGACCACGTCATCAAAGACCATATGTTGGAGTGATTTGGATTATCTTCCCAAACAGTTGCACATGGGGCTGAAGACCACATTAAATAATGCTGTGATTAGAACCAAAATAGAAACCATATTGGAGTTAGAACAAAATGCTTCAAA